ATGTGTCCACCGGAGGCTATCACGCTGGTAAGATGGCTTGAGTAATCAACTTCTCTTCCACCTGCTACAAATGTACCGGTCAACATCAAAAGGTCGCCTACTACATGCGTTCGTATATCTTGTTCTACAGTTCCCATATTTTTTCACCTTATTCATTTGTTGTGTTTAGATGCCCTTCAACGAGAGCAAGGGCGGCGGTCTTCGTAAGATAACCACTACCCTTGCTCACTTCGTTGTCGGTCAACCACTTAAGGATTGCCTTTCGTGACCAACCGTTGTCGGGGATTCCGTCATCGCCACTGTCAACAGTGACTTCTTCATCCTCTTCAATTTTGAAGTGCTTTTCGGGTAGCGTATGTCGCCACTCGTCCAGCCATGCTTGTGTGACTTCAACTACTTGTCCACGAATCCATGAAGTAGGCGAATCTCTTCGCCGCCTTTCATAGAATGGCCCAGTAAAGGTCACTTTAGGCATCTAATTCACGCTCAGTTAAGCAGTAGCACAGTAACCTGCACTACTTGATTTGCGCTTTCGGATTCCAAGATAAGACAAGGCAATGCTCCACCTGTTGCGAGGGGAGCGACCGTTGCATCTGCACCAACTTTACCTGTGTTGGTCATTGTTGCTGTCACATCTTTTGCGGAAGTTGCCGAAACAATTCCGACAATTCCGAGAATCTTTGAAGCACCCGCTGAAAACAATAGAGGTTCAACGGTTGTCGCTTGAACGATGTTTGCAGTGAAAGTAACCATTCGTAGGCTACCCAAAGCGTTACCATCAGTGTTCTGTGCGGTAAATCCGGTAAGAGAGCCGGGGTATGAACCACCAGCATTACCGTCTAACCAACCCGTTTCATCAACGGGTGTTCCTGTTCGCATGTCAATATCAGCAAGAATGTCAACGAGTGTGAAGTCGCTGTCTGCTACTTTGATGCTAAGTCCTTTTTCTGTTTTGGTTGTTGTTGCTACCATATTATTTCACATCCATAATTTTTTGCAACCCTCACTTGAGGTCACGGATTGAACCGTGTCCACCGAAGAAAGTCGTCCATAGTTCACCCATAGTACGGTACATTCCTTCTTGTCCGAGGCGGTTGATAGCGAACGGGTCGCCAGTTTCAATACCGCTCTCAAAGTATTGGGTTGGAATTGCTGTACTAAAGTACAAGTAATCAGTGTCAAGGAAGTACATACGGCTCAAAGTGTCTGTTTGAATATCCTTAGATGGGATGATTGGAACACCGTTGTAGGTAGCGACGATGAAACCGGCTTCGATACCGGGGACACCCTTCACACCGTTGTAGGTAGGAGTAACTCGCTTCTCTTCCATGAATCGCTGTTGCGACTGTAGGAGTTGTTGCAAGCGCATCAAAGTGTCGTATCCAGTGAGGATGACCTTTGGATTTCCACCACGAGTCCAGCACTTTTGGAACAAGTTGTCCAAGTGGTCGAGGGAGAGAGTTCGGTCAGTACCGGAGTTCTCATCGTGTTCTGCAAGGGACCAAGTGTTTTCACTTCGGTCAATGCTGTACATGTCTTCTGCGGAGCCAGCGGAGGCACCAGTAGTAACACGGTCAAGAGATTCAAAGTCGTTTCCGGCAACAGTAGCCTTGTCAACAGTGAGCATCTTGTTGATGTGCTCGGCGTGGTGCTTACCCATTTCTTCCTTAAGGATAGCACGAATGTCACCAAGTCCGTCGTCCTTGTCGGAGAGGAACATAGCGGTTTCGCTCATGTCGAAGGTGTGAACCACAGTCTTCGGCTTTGCGGCAATGTGCTGGAAGACAGGCTTGGTGGTGTCGGGTAGGGTTGCGTTTTCTGCAACACCGCCGCCAACAGCAAACGAAGGTCGCTCAGTGATGACTCGCCATCCACTGCGTTCCCATGGTCGCTTTGGTAGAATTGAGAAGGCGTTGAACTCTTGGTTCAACTGGCTCCAAACCTTTCGACCGTAGATTGCTTGGTAAGTACCAGCAGTAGTCGAGAGCATTGGTGCGTCTGCCTTGAGTAGTTCGCTACCGGAGTATGAGTAACCCATTGAGTTACCTGCGCCGTAGTAGTAGCGTTCCATGTCTGTAATGTTTCGGATATAATCTCGTGCCATAATTGTTCACCTCATTTATTTTGTTTTTCAAGCCCCTCGCAATGTTCGCTGTGCAAGCGAATGAACCTCATCCCAACCCATGTTGGCGAGGTCTTGCGTGGAAGGTACATCGACGGAAGAAGCAGACTTTTGGATTGAGGTCGAGCCACCAGTTCCAATGTTGTCAATTCGGTCGGATAGTTGTTCAATAGACTTCACGATAGTCGAAAGTGGTTCTCGTGCGTCGAAAGCGGCCTTTTCTTGTTCGGACTTTGCTAATTGCATTTCGTTTTGCAAACGCTTTGCAAAGTGTCCTTCAAGGTCGTTGCGGAAATATTGTTCGCTTGCGGCGGCTTTGTAGACTTCGTAAGCCGCTTCAATGTCGGAATCACTCACATTGTTTGAGTTGAGGTATCCCTTAGAGAGAGTTGCAGGTCCGAGAGCACCGGATGGGGTCTTTCCACCGGATGCGGTGATAGCGTTGATTGCACCGGTTGAGGGGGAACCTCCTTCTTGGCCACGGCCACGGACTTGACCAGCAAAGTAGTCAGCACCGTCAACGGCATCGGGGTTGTCGAAGCCACCAAGTTGTGCCTTCTCCAAGTTATCGAAGTGTTGTCGTGCACCCATGGTGTCAACACCAGCAGACTTGAGAGTGTTTTCCATCCAAGAAAGGTATTCGGAGGAAATAACATCGCTGTATTCACCCTTCATGTACATCTTGTCGTCTTTCTTTTCATCTTCTTTCATATCATCGTCACCTTTTTCTTCGGTTTTCTTTTCTTCTTTTTCATCGGAGCCTTCTTTACCCTTCATGTGCTCACGGAGGGCAGGAGGTAGTTCTCCCTTTTCCATTGCGTCCAATCGTGCTTCAAGCCTCGACATAATGCCGTTCAAATCACTGTTATCTTCTGTCATAGTAGTGTCCTCCTTCAAAATTCGGAATTGTGCTTCGGGATTAATACCCTTTTCACAAATCGTAACCTCATGCAACTCCATCTTTGAAATCTCTTGATAGTCGCCTTTTTCCATGTCGGACTTTCGCACTCGCTTGAATGCTTGTCCTCCAATGGAAAATCCACGAAGGTTACCCTTGCGGATTTCAGCGGCTACTTCACGAGCCTTCTCAATATCATTGCGGAGTTGTACTACAACGAACATTCCTGTGTCATCCACTTCGGATTTCCACATTCGTCCGTTAGAATCAATGTAGTTGTCAATTACTTCACCAACTTGAATGTTGGAGTGTGCCAATTGTACATTGCGGTATTTGTCACCTTTCATGAACCCATCAAAAGCATCTCGTAGTGCTCCACGGGTAATGAGGTCACCTTGCTTGTCAACAAGTTCAACCGATGCGTAGCCAGCGACAACCAAATCGTTACCACTCTTGAGAAGAGTGATACCGTCAGTAGGTCGTTGCATGGTGAGCATTAACCATTCGACTGATTGTTATGGTATTTATACCACACGCTAAGAATGAGATACTAATGGTTGGTCACCATCGTAGTCTATAGACAAATCTTCACCTTCATCTGTTTGCACCTTTATGTGGTTCAGTCTGTCTTTTTTCTTCTCTTTTATTTCATCGTGATTTTTCTTTTCACCATCAAAATCGGGAAGTGTGGATTCGTTTCGTAGTTGTGTAGGACCACGAGGCGACTCTTGTGGGGTTCCTACATCTATACCCAAACCTTTCGGACCAGTCCATGTCATCTTCTCTTTGGAAATTTTATCCAATGCACGAACAATAATTTCCAATGCCTTCTTGGTTTGATTAGGTTTGAGAATACGATTATCATCATCTTCTTCAAGAATACCAACACTTCCTTCATCCATTTGTTCTTCTGTTGGCTTCTTAGGCATATCTACCTCAGTCGCTTTAGTCAAGATACCCTTCATCATGAGGGGAGCGACACTCGACCAATAAGGCAAAAGGCTCTCAGCCAAGACCACAGGATAATCACTCTTCATCATGTCACCCATTGTGCTTTTTGGGGAATGTACACACCACATACCGTTCAAGTCTTCAACTTGGTAACGAACAGTATCAATGTCCTTAAGGATAATCTGTATTTCACCATCACCACATTCAATGTCATGAGGAATTAGTAATGGCTCAAACGCCTTTGTCATCAAATCGAGTGATTCTGTACTGGCGGCACCCTCACCTTCACCCTCACCTTCAAGTTGTTTGAATTGCACATTGTACACCGGACGATTCTTTCGATTCTTCTTTGAAATTCCTGTAACGGAAGCACGAACAATATCACCTATTTTGAATGTTTTAGATTGATTATGCGCTGTACCCACATCCATGTACTGTTCACCCTTATGTTCGATTGCCCTGTTTCCAAGACCATCAATTTCAAGAATTGGTCCTGCGCCTAACTGGTAAGTAAACGGTCCTTTCCCACGACGGTCAAGAACAATGAAGTTAAAATCACGAGTGTTTCGATACACAATCCACTTTGGGTGTCGTCGCTCTCCACGCATGTATGTGGATTTGTTATCACGAAGAAGTATGTTTTCATGGTCATCTTGTAAATTCTTTACAGCCTCTTCAAGTCCATCATCATCAGTCATACGAGTGTCGTGAGGTCCGGGTACTATTACATGTTCTTGACTATCAAACTGTGAACGAAGAATCTTAAGTCGTTCAAACAAAGCCATTTCAGCCACATTTGTATCATCATAATTGAGAATGTCAATAATGTTGAGTTCTTCTTCTCCAAGTATAGCGTCCAATGTGTAGTTCTTGTCATTCATCTTATCAAGTGCTTCTTTAGTTGCCTTACGAAGTCCCTTCTTCCGACCATTCTCATCATACGCTGTAATTTCATCGTCACTGCGTACAATAATAATTCTTTTACCATTGTACCATTTACTCACTACCCACGAACCGCTAAATCCTCTTAAGTGCTCAAGGTCACCCATTTCAAAAATACGGTGCATGGGTCTAACCGGTGGACTCCATTTAGCGTCATCACCTTTGGATAGCAACACATCGGGGTCAAGCATAGAAGTAATCAAGTCTGTCATTTCACTGGCAGAAACAGTGTATGGTACTTCACTGGCAGTTTCAGCGGTTTCCATGTTCATACTTTGGTGAGCGTTATCGGAATACATAGGAGGTGGTGCATTACCCCACACATTTTGTACAGTTTCCTTCCCATGCACAAGTGTGGAAAGTTCTTCGGGTACGCTGTGGTAAAGACCTGTTTTCACTTGATTTCCTACCATAACATTACCCTGTGCGTCAAATTCTGCACCAAGAGTAGGTGATGCTTCGTATCCATGATGCCATGCACCCGAATCAAAAGTATCCATAACTGAAGTGTTATTTGGATTAGGTGCCCCTACCGGTCGTTGTCCTAAACCAGCGGATTCAACAATTTCTTCACCCGGAGTAAAGATTCCTTCCTCTTCATCTAAAATTCTTGGGTCGAAATGCACCATAGTGTCAAGATGGTTTTTGGTTTCATTTGTTTTACGGGCTTTTGTTTTACTCGCAGTACCTTTGGCATTATGTAAATCTCCTGTAATAACACCTAAACCAGCAGACAAAAGCGACATTTGAAATTGCTGTGGATTAAGTTGCATGGCAACACCACGAGGTATTGCGTGAGAAAAGTGCGTTCTTGATTGTTTGGTATCCATTCCAGCGTGAGTTTCTTTGAATGTTTGATGGTATCCATTTTCCCTCACACCTCGATAAAATCTTTCTTCGTCGCTCAACTCTTCTTCGGGTTTACTCATCAACTCTTCATTTGAAAAGTGATTAAGATTAATACCTTGAAAACCTTCAACCTTTCCGCTTGTGAGAATGTCTTTCACAGTTGATGCAAAGAGCGGTGTGTTTGATTTTGATGAAGCGTCAATCAATTCTCGTGCTTTTTCCTTTGCAACTGGCGTTGCTTCCACATTAAGAATTTTTAACACTTCGGGTACACTCATGTTCCCGTCAATCATTTTCCCATCGGTAGAAAGATGATTTGCTACAGTCGAATGAAAAGGGACCGTCCCCTTTGCCTTTACCTTTGAATCTACATCTATACCGTAGTTTGTAGTATGAATACCATGTACAGAATGAGGAACACTAAGAATATATCTTTGAGCATCACGGAAGAGTTGTGCGTTGTTATCAATAAACTGTTGAGGATTATTTGGGTCAAACGCATCGGGGTCATGTTCAAGATACTTAGGAAGAATAATGTCACGGGCTACTTGTGCAATTGTCTTTCGGTGTCCACTCATTAATTGCTGAGTTCGGTTTGCGTCTTTTTCCCAATGACTACTTTGCTTTTTATTCGTATTATCGGCAATTCTTTGTTGAATATTCGCTAATTCTTTTTCTTTACCCATCATTTCTTCTCTCAAAGAAAACTTTTCTTGTGGTGTTTGTGCATTAGCAAAGAGTTGGTTTATTTCAGTTAATTCTGTAATTAATTCATTTTCTTTTTGCGAGGCTGGTAAGTCACCACCAAACTGCAACATTCTTGTTATTGCGTCAGTTTCACTTGGAACTACCGTGGTCTTATTTTTTTGGTTTTTTGTTTTCTGTGCTACCTCAGCGTGCATTCCAGTTGGTGTAGGATTGTCTTTGGAAGCAGGTGAGCCAATCAGCATACTGATAGAATCATTGAGTTTACCGTCATCAAATTCGCCCAAATTACGAGCAAGCATCGCACGATTTAATTCATCATGATTTTCTTTATTGCTAAGAAATTCAAGAATCGCTTTAGGGTTTTTGGAGCCTATAATTTTAGACACATGATTAACTGCGGCAAGTCCGTGATTCAATGTCTTATCATCCAATACCTTATTCTTCATAGCATCGAAAGAGTATCCCTTGCTTCCCCATCGCATAAAATCAATAAACTCTTCTTTGGTACCTCCGCCACTAAATGCCTCGTCACCCCTCAAAAAATCTTTTACAGCCATCATATTCTTTTTGGCAGGTGTATTAAGATGATTCATACGACCACCAAGCGTTTCAATAAAGTGTGCTAACATTGCATTTTTATGCATGTTTGTGTCACTCGGTGATGAACCGTAAGCGGTTTTACCAGCAATGTGTAGAGTAGGATTTGAAGTGTGTGGAAAGGCAAAAGGAATCAAATGAGTTCCATAACGATTTTTTCTTTCTGCTTGTGAAAGGTGTCGAATGGCGTATTCATATTGGGGATTTAATGTAGATTTGTGTTCAGCGTGATTGTTTTTATCAGTGGAACCCTCTCGACCTCTATTTTTCTTAGAAACACCAAAAGGACTCAGCAAATTTTGTAAAAGCCGCCCATCGTTATTGTACAAAAATCCTTTACCCGTACTCACAAATTGTTTCTTTTCGGAACCTATTTTTTTCATTTTTTGTTGAACATCACCTATCAACCTTGTTTTCAAAGGCATGAAGTGATTTGCTAAAGTGGTGTTATCGGGATTAGGATGAATGTAGTTGTTTCCACCATCGGATAGTTCTGTTAAAGGAGAAAGCCCATCATCATTAGCGTGAGTAGCGTGTAAAATTTCCATGTAGGTGCTGTAAGACATTCCTGCTCCACCAGTGCCTTGATACGGCGTACTCCAAAACTTTCCCGGTCCAAAAGTGAAATCACCGTCTTTAGACATTTGCCAATAACCCGACTTATCTTCATCCGGGTGTGGGCCGTGTACAGCAGTGAAGAAACTACGATGGTTGCGTATTTCTTTTGCTAATTGATGTAATGTCGCACCACTTTTAGCCATTGACTCTATTTCATCAATAAATTCTGCATTCACCAAAGGTTCTTCTAAACGACCGTGTAGTGGGTGGTCTTGTAACAATTCACCAGTATTCGGGTCATAGCCCGCTAAATACATCAAGTCGCTCTTGGACATTCGGATGTTATCTTTATGGTTACCTTTGCTGTGAATCCTTGAAGCATCCAATAATTCTTCATACTCCATTTCTTTCATTGGGTTTTTATGAATGTCAAGACGAGGAAGACGCCGTATTTTTCTTGCAGGTTGACCTTCTACCGTGTGATTGTCTTTTATTCGTTGTAAAATAATACTCGCTAAAGATTCTCCATCTAAAGAATCCATTTTTGTATGAGCAAGATTTCCCAATTGACTTTGTAAAAACATCCCTTCTTCACCTTTAATATAATCATTATCGTTATCCTCAAGGTTGTACGGTGCGTTTCTACCCGGCATTGTCATTGGTCGAATCGCCCAATTCATTTCGGGTGTCATACGCATAAGAGCATTGTAAGTTAAACGAGCAGATGGAATCTTTTCACCGTTAGGCAAAGTAATTGTTGGGTGTTTATCAATCCCCTTTTCATCTAAATGTTTCATTATAGCAGTTCGCTCTTCGGGACTAAACCATTCAAGTCCAAGTTTGTACCCAAGGTGACCAAGATTGTTTGGATGTTCTTCGTAAGTGTCGATATTAAGAGATGTGTCGTTTGACTCCCACTCTTCGGCTCTTGCATCAAAGTGCGCTTCACGCATACGCTGTAGTGCTTCTTTCGGCTCAAGACCCTCAGCAAGCATATTGTCATACAACCCACCGTTTTTCTTTTGCCAACGATAAAAATCACGATTGTATAAATCGTACTGATGATGATGCATAGTTCCGTGTGGTTGAGTATCACCCACTATACCTATCTTCTTACCACCTATTTGTGCACCACTAACAAAAGGATGCTTTTTTCCTAACGAATTAAAGAATGCTTTTTCCATTTCCTTTTCTTTTTCTCCATGCCCACCAAGTGCCCACGATTTGAGCATTTCAATATAATGTGGTTTTCCCGTCACTGAATTAGAGCGTAGAAGAGGGTGGTTTGTTTCGTGGAATGGAAAGTGGTGTCGTTGATACGGGTGTGCACCCGATGAAGGTTGATAATATGGCCAAACAGCATGTCGTCTGTTTGACGACACGGGGGATTGAAGACCATCTTTCCAAACATGGTTTGTAGGTTCACCATGAGAATGTTGCATGGCCATCATATAACCTATACCTTCGGGTAGATTGTATGTTTGTTCTTCTGCTTTATATTCATCTTCATCTTCATCTTTTTCATCTTTGATGATGAGGTCTGCCGTTCCTTTCAACGACTTGTACAAAGAATCAGTTGGAACTGTTTTTAAATTGTTAAAAGCAATAATGTACTCAGCGGCACTTGTACGAAGGTCAAGACCATCCTCAAGTGATTTCAGTAGTTCGTTGCTACACACATAGAAATGGTCATTCATTCAATCACCGCCTCAAAGCGGTTTGAATGCAGGACAAGCAAGAATGTCGGTACCGGGCATCGGACCTTTACATCCACTGTCTTTAGAACCACCACAGGTACCACAAAGCATCGGAACATTTCTTTCTCGCATTTCAGCCTTTGAAGACTTCTTAAGATTCTTCTTTTCACCAGCAGTATCTTCACGCTCGGCACCAGTACCCTCATGAGGATTCAATCGTGAGCCAAGTTGTTCGATTTTAGAATTTTCTTTTGGAATCTTCTTAACAGGTACATCTTCGGATTCGATATTATGACCATTGGTAGTGTAGTAAGAGGTCTTGGTTTGACCACCCGATTCGGTGACCAAGTGTGGGTTCACATCAGTGATTTTTTCTTTTGGAAGTGGCTTTGGATTTTCGATTGCGGCCTTTGCCATCTTTCCACCACAGCCCATTTTCATGCAACCCATCTTGTTCATTTTAGAACCGCAACTTGGACAGTCTTTACACTTACAAGGTTTTTTTCCACAGTCACACTTTGCTTTTTCCAAACGGTCGAGTCGTTGTTCAAATTCAATTGCCTTTGTTAGATACCCGTTTTCTACTGGTCTTGGTTTCATATTCAAACCTCCTTTGTTGCCATAGCCATTTCGTGAATTTGTTCCCACGACATGTTGTGAATGTCTTCATTGCTCATTGTACCGATACCCGGTTGACTCTTAAGGAGAGTCCCTCCTTCAAGTGCCATATCACCACGGAAAGGGTCAACAGACAAATCGTTTGTAAAAGGTGTAGCGACTGTAACAAGACCCATCTTCTTGAGTAATTGCTGAGGATTATTGATAATCTTCTTCATAGCATCGTTTTCTGCTTTCAAAAGCATAAGATTGGAATCCATTGACTCCATTTTATGAATTAACACTCCGATTAATTGTTCGGCGTTTGAGGTATCACTCATTTAAACACCTCAAACTCGTCGTCCGTAAGAACCAGCAGAACGCTTGTAGTTTGTAGTGTGTCGAGCAGAAGACATGAAGCCAAGTCGTTGTCCTTCAAGAACAGGGCTAACAGTTTCCTTCGTTTGCATCTTAACAACAGGTACTCCGCCAGCAAAAATATCTCGTGGGCCTTGCGGGGTAACAACATCGGATGATTTAGCGATTTCACCTTGAAGGTCTTCTGCAAGGAAATCACTGAGTTTTTGCACTTCGGTGAGTTGTTGCTTGGCCATTTGGCCGTCACCGTTTTCTAAAGCGGAGATGAAAGCCTTCTGCGCTTGTTCCATTTTTCGTGCCATTGGGTGCATTTTCAGTAAGTCCATGTTAATCCCTGCTATGTTTGCCTCATGGTATTCGTATTTAAGAAGGTTATTGACCACGAGGGCGTCTTGCGTTCAAAAGAGCATTACTCAAATTTTGTTGCATAGAAGGCTCCGGGCCTCTTTGCTGTACATTTGAAAATGGTGCTCCGCTACCCATACTATTCCTTCTTTGCGGGGCCGCTGGCCCTCGATTACGAAGTCCTACACCCTGTCCACCCGGTTGAGGTGGAGGCATAATTTGTTGAGCAAGTTGTGGTGGCATTTGCGGTCCTCTTTGTTGTGGTGGCATCATTGGTGGTGCTCCACCCGGAGGCATACCCGGAGGCATACCCGGAGGCATACCCGGAGGTGGTGCTCCACCGGGAGGTGGTGCTCCACCGGGAGGTGGTGCTTGTTGTTGTGGCTGTGGTTGAGGTCGCTTGTAAGTGAAACGAATATCACGATTTGCTGTGTCTTCGATAAGTTCGGGCATGAAACCAAGTTGTGCCATACGCTGTGCAACATTGAGTTCTTCCGAGTCACGGCGTAGTCGAGTAATTTCATCTTCTTCTTCATTTGGATAGAGTGTCAACTTCCAATCATTAACACTCATTTCCTTAAGCATTCGAGGGAAAAGAACTTCGGTGTAGACTTTTTGACCAAACTCTACGGCCCTGTTAGTTACAAGAATCTGCATACCATCGTTGTTTAATCCGCCCGATTTTCCTGCATCGACCATAAAAACACTTGACACACCATAGAAGGCGGCAATGCGATTTCGTATTTCATCACGAACGGCAATATACTGCATCTCTTCAAGGGTATCCATGAACTTAATCCAGTTCACGCCACCACGACCGGAAGATGATTCAATACCTACCTTCGGAACATAGTGTGGGTCACGCTCCATCTTTTCATCAACTGATTTCCAAAATGATTTCATCGACTCAAGATTATCTGTAGTAACCGACACAATACCCTTTGGCATCCTTCTCTTTTGATATGCAGTGTAAATGTAATTGTCCATAGCGGTCAAAGTCATGGCTTGTCGCCACATTGTGTTCACTGGACTTCGACCATAAAGTTTGGAAGGTTTGTACTTACTCACATGCAGAATTTCTCCTGCCACGAAATACTGTGTCTTTCCACTTCCCGCCATGTTCACATAATGAACATCGTGAAGGTCTGCACCACAAACTTCGCAAGTATCATCTTCCGCATGTGTTTTCACTTCGTCACGATGAATTAGACAAATTTTGTACCGTCCACCACGAACACCACGCTTGTCAGCAACAATACGCATGAAGATTGGGTCACCTCTCATAATTTCTTTAACACGGAAGAAAGCCACTTCCTTTGTCTTAGGGTCAATGAAGTATTCTTTCACCAGTATAATGAATGCATCATCGACAATGTTTAGGTCGCTTTCTACCTCATTCATTACATGAATGAATGATTGCTCCATACTGTTTTCTTGTTTCAACAACCATTTCGGATAAGTAAGTTCATCAATGTCGGGTTTTCTCACAGAACCCCCACATTCAGCACAATTTTCCACTTCGCTTTGATACTCTTCTTCACAAACCGTACATTTTCGAGCGAATTTCTTCTCCCAATAGTATCCTCTACGAAACATCTCTTGCCTAAGTTTAGCAAGAACTGTACGAAGAATTAACGATTCATTACTCACAGCGTACAGTGCTGGAATAGTAATTCCCTGCGCCATCACAGGTTCTTGAATACCACTTGTCCAAAGCGGCATAGTAGGAGTAGGGCTTTCCTTACGCTTAAATGGCCCTCCGAGTGCTGATAAAAATCGACTGATTCTGCCTTCTTCTTCCGCCATCAAAGTCCCTCCGCATATCCGCCTATGGTGTCAGCATTCAAGCCCCACTTATCAAGTAGAGAGGTGGCTTTGTTTTTATGCTCTTTCCAATTATTAAAAGTAACAAGTTGATACAATTCGGTTTTTCTCATTGAATCTTTCTCATCAATATAATTCAATACAGCCTTTGCTTGTAACGATTTTAATTTCAAGTGGGGTATAATACCCTTCAATACTCCACGAATATCGTTTTTAGACGAAAAGATTAGGCGGTGAACAGGTTTGATTGTATTCTTTGCAAGTTTTTGGTCCGAAACAAGTCGGCCACAACCAATCATTTTTTGTAATTCTTCGCAGTGAGTTTTACCGTTATCTCCACTGGCAACGATAGTAACACGAGGGTCACCTCTTTCGGAAATGAAAATACTACCATCAGCATCAACAAATCCAGCAGTGTACGCCCACGCATCTTTGATAATGAGTCCTTTCGGTCCTTGTTTAACAAAAGTGCCTCTTGCACCACCTCTATACACATCAACTTCTTCACCGTACATTTTGAGTAAGGATGACATTTTATTAACAGACATTGACTTATTCAACACACCATACCCTCTTCGTATAATTTCCCTACTTCCAAGTGCACCCTCTTCTTCAAGAACTTTCGATGCGTAATTAAGTGCTTGAACATCATGTTTACTTAATTTGTCAATTTGATGTAAAGTGTTCTTCCACATCTTCTGTGAATCTTTTTTCATTTGATTAGCATCGACCCAATTCTGCTGGTCGTCTATATTCCAATCGTTTTTACCGTTAAGATGCTCAAGCACTGTTAATGCTTTGAGATACTGTTGACATGCTTTTTGCAAACTTGTACTTCTCGCTTCGCCAAACTTACGCAATGATTTGAGTGAACGGTCACTCAGCCCAATGTTACGAATAACATCTTCAAACCCATCGGACCAAGAAAGTGATTTAATCGTCGTATCCACTTCCAACGCTTTAACTTTACGAATATCATTTATAATTTGGTCGTACTCCGATTTGAATACCTTATCGTGTCTACGCATTTTTCGACACATTCTAATGATTGTGTTAGCATCAGTACCGTATTGAGATTCAAACCAACCATCACCATTTTCAGCAAATGCTTTCTTAACAGTAAAGTCGGTAGTAGGAGTCTGTAGAGATTTCACCGGAACTTCCAAAGGTTGAAATTTAGGGTGCTGAGATAGACTTTTAATCACCGTGTTGGAAAATTCATCAACAAAATTCAACGGTACATCGTACTCGTCGCCTATGAATAAACTCCCCCACATAATGACCACTCAATTGACCTTTAGTTTTAATCTTTTTTCTTTTTGACGGCGACTTTTTTTGGTTTAGCAGTGAGCGCAATCACCATAACCATACCTTTCTTGCCTTTCTTCTCATCTTTCATTGCTTTCACCACTGTAGGTTTACCACCAACACCTTGCTTTTTTGCACGCTTGCGTTTTGTAGCGGCTCTCTTTTGACCTTCGGACATAGAACCACTGGTGTTTGGAGTCTTACTTGATACTTTGACGGAAGGGCGACACTTAGGATAACCTTTGCTTGATTTACTGGCTTTACTACGCCCACACGGAGGATGCTTGCCATCTTTGTCCTTTCGTGATACATCAACCCACTTTTCTTTGAACCATCGGTTCAAATTTTTGACAATTAGCGTGTCGTGGCAGGTGCATCGTGACATTTCAAAATACACCAACCATTTTCTTAATTGATTTCTTTTGCTTATCCATTAAAGCGTAACAAGGACACTTAGGAGAAGATGCAGAACAATCATTTCCTTGTATCATACAAACACACGGTGTGTTCTTTGTACCTCCACAGCAACACTTGTCTTTCTTTAGTTGAAGTTTCCCATCTTCTTTTGACTTGAGAAAGGCCATCACATAATCAATATCGGTCATTTCTTTTTGCCTCCTTTCTTCTTTTTGAATTTACCACGACAGTATTGTACAGCCCATCCATTAGCATAGGCTGATGGATAAACATCGAATTTCTTTTTTGCGGCGGCTTTACCAGCAGGGCATAATTTCTTTTCAAGAGAATCCCAAGCGTTTGCTATTCCAACACAATGTCCACATTCACAAGTCATTTTCAAAAACCCCACTCGTCAAAAGGAAATATCACGGTATCATCCACCCATCAGCCGGACTGTCGTCTTGTGAGCGGTGTGGTTTTCCACGAATCCACTCATCAAAGCCGGGTAATACATCATCGAGTAGCACAACACTACCTTTGAACTCTTTAGTGGCCCAGTTAGCAAGAGCAAGCGACATAGCCAAGTCATCGTGAGTACCCACACTTTCCAACTTACCATTCTTCTGCATACCAAAACGGTTCAGTTCTGTTTCAAGTTTGTGTGTGAACTCACGGCTACGCTTATCACCATACGGTGTTTGAATTTGACCCTGCTCAAATGCCATCAGTAGTGACATGAACAAACTCTCTTTACGAGTGCGAGTGGTCATAAAAGTCTTGATTGGTATATCTTGTCGCATTTCAAGAAGTTCTGCTTGGAACATACGCTGGAAGTTATTCCCTTCAAGTTCAATCAAATCGGGCTGGAAACGGTTGTTAAGCATCATAATTTGATTCTTCTGTGCTAAACCGCTCATACCACGCTCATGCACGATACCTACAATTTGTTTGACATTCTCGTTAGGTAACATACGCATAACGGTCATTGCAGTAAAGTCAGCGTTTTTATCCGAAGCAATCGCTGTGTCCCACCCGATGAAATGTTGCCCAAAGACACCTGCCACTTCACCTTCTGCATCAAATTCGGTATCAGCCCTGTCAAGCAACACAAGGTCTTTGTTGCGTGCTTTTTCCAATACATCGTTGGGGAACATACTCGCAACATCGTGAATAGGTTCACAAAGATACTCACGAGAAAATTGAATTGCTGGCATGGAAAGTCGCCGTTGCTCAAGTGAATCCAAGTCCCACCGTTCGGGCCAAAGTGCCTCCCCATTTGGGTTGATTGCTGGATATGTTTCCACTTGGAAGGTTTCTGTTTCTTCTAACTGTGAGTATAAATCGTTGTAACTGAACGGAGTACCAACCATCATCAAACGCCCTGTGTGGTGAAGAACAGGTAACAAAACACCGTAAAACCAGTCAGCGGCACGCTGTAGTTCAGTACCAGTTGTACCCCATAGAATATCGTCACAAACAACAACATTTGGGTGGAAACCACGAGTACCTCCACCTGTTGACTTTGCCATCATACGACTACCATTGTTAAATTCAAAGTAGGTTTTTCGCCAAGGGCGACCTTCGGGAATAAGATGCCTAAGACAAGGAGTACCCTCAATGTTGTTACGAATAAAACGCATGTGTTCAAGCGTCTGTTCAAGAGAGTGTGAGAAAATCATTACATGCGTTCCGGGTTGAAAAGCGGCAATCCACAGTGCATACGACATGAAAAACACGGATTTACCGTGGTCACGACTTGCTTTCACACAGTAATACCTGTGTTCTTCCAACCCCTCGTCCCACGACTTGTGATGGTCGGAAAAATCAAAGCCTAAAATTTGTGTAAAAAAATACTCAAATGACTTGGCCGACATTTTTCGGTCCATATCGTGAATAAATTCTTCCATGTCACTCAAGGTATCACCTCATGAATTTATCCATGTAAATACGCATAGCAAGTAGTCCTGCTACATGTGGGTCAGCCTTGCGAAGCATGTCGCCAAACTCGTTGAAAATCATTTGAATGAAACTCTTTCTTGCGAATGGATTCTCAGCATTACTTTGCTCCCAAAACGGTTTATTGCGGGTTCCATAATCATTCATCCAATCATGTCCTGCGTAAATATCTTCAAAATCCTTAGCACTTTCTTCTTCTTGCTTATTACTTTCTTCTCTTTGAAGTCTTTCTTGATTGGAACCTTTTGGTACACCGAAATCTTTACCGGAGCCGGTGAAAAGTGGATTATCTCTTAATGTAGGTATCTTTGCATCTTCCATAGCATTTGAACCCATACCACCAGTATTCACAGGAGGCTTTATTGCTACTGGTGGGCGTTCTTCATTCATACGCACTGGTAGTGTTGTTCGTTTGAAATTACCACGATGAGTGGATGTGGGGGTGGCACCCGCTCTTGGAGTTATATCTCGTGGTTGATACCTTCTTTCTTGCTCTCTTGCATCAAATTCCTTCTGTCGTTGGAGTTCAGCGGGAGTTGCGTCCCAACCAGTAGAATAACCATCTTTATTCATTCGTCGTATGGGTGTTAACACTGCTGTTTTTCCTGTGTTGTCCCCCTGTCTGTTATCGTTGAAGGTAGGTTCTTCATCCAACCAACTTTTTTGTTTTGTCCAATTGTTTTCCACAGGTTTTTCCACAGGTTTTTCTACAGCAACCGGGGCAGGAGCAGGAGCAGGAGCAGGAGCAGGAGCAGGAGCAGGAGCAGGAGCAGGAGCAGGAGCAGGAGCAGGAGCAGGAGCAGGAGCAGGAGCAGGTGCTACAGG